GACACGTACTTGCCAAGGATCGCTTCAGTCTCTTCTGGCAGGGGATCACTGGCCGATTGGAAGTCTTCCGGCAGCAGGTAGTAGCGAGGGAAAGCCTCGTAGTCGGTGTCCGCATCAATGTCAGCGATAGGAGTCTGGCTGGAGTCAAGAGTAACAACCGTGTCCGACTTCCGTTGGTCGATGTCGTAGATCACGTCGTCAATCAACACGCTCCACGTAGCAGCATCCGAATTCCATGTCGAACCTGTCAGCGTCAGTTCACGCTCGTATGTTCCTCCGGTGTAGTCGAACGCAATCGATCCGGTAGATTCAGCAGCCTTCAGATTGATCCGGCAGAACTTCTTCTGGAACAGCCACGAGTACGACTCAGTCACCTCTTTGTAGGCGTTCAGCACCGCCGCCCGCATGGTAGGATGCCCATGACTCGACAAGCCACGGGTCTTCGCGAACCGTTGCATGTGGTCGACTGCGTCGTAGTACGTGTATATTTCTCTTGCCATGGTTATTCGCCTGAGAGTTCGTTCGTGACTGTCTCACGCAAGTCAGCCATCTCCTTGCCGCTGACTGTCTGGTCGCCCAACCGTTCCTCGATCTCCTCGGACACCAACTCGTCACACACTCGGTATGGCTTGCCGTCCGGTTCGTCCAAACGAGGCTTCACGCCAAGCTCGTCACTCTTCCATCCCTTTTCTTCGCATCTTTTCTTCGCTTCCGACTTGGAACTGATCCATGCGTTCGGGTCGAACTGGTCGTCGCCTTGCGTGTCAACCAACCCAGGACAGAACCGCTTGCCCGCAACACTCACTCCAGCAGCCTCGGCACGTTTCAGCGCAATCTGTCTGCTCGTGTTGTCGTTGCCAAACCCATCGTTTGATCCGCTCATGAATGCGGTATCAGTCTTCAAGCCAACATGCACTGCTCGCGTCTCGAACATTGTCTTGTTGCACTTGGGACACTTCCTGTCCTTGGGCGTCAGCGTGTTGCGAGTTTCGCTTATCTTCACCTTGCACTTTCGGCAGCGGTACAAAACGTCGTAGGGAGGGTCGAACAAACTCATACTGGTGCTCCTTGTTCGTCAGGGGCTGGAGGAGGGAGGGCTTGAATCTGAAGCGGAGGAAGCATCAGTTTCTCGACGGGCACTTCCATGGCTTCACCGAACATGTGGATCATGGCATTGAGGGGTTCTTCGTTGCCTGTCTGTTGTCGCTCCTGGATAAGGACAGGAGTCAACGACTGAGACAACTGGGTAATCGCCGCACTGAGGTTCTCGCGGTTCTTTCTGTTACCAACGCCAGCTTCTACTGTGTAGTCAAACTCACCGGCAGCAATCACCGGATCGTCTGTGTTCAAGAGGGCACCCCAAAACAGGCTTAGAGGGGTAGACATGTCTGGCTGGCCACCGTCGGGCATGGGTTCGCCAAACAAGTGGAAGGGTGGAGGAACATACAGCCTGGTAATGATCCCTTCCTTAGCAGCAATCTCACTCATGAACGCGTTCACGCAGCCACGCATATCCTCGGGACGTGAGGTAACGTGCCCTTCACGAATGCGGGCCTCTTCGGCAGAACGCATCTGGAACGAACTCTCACCGTGCATCAACGGAGTCATTCCGCTAGCTCGCTCGAATCGCTGTTCCGCTCTGTCAATCACGTTGAAGAACTCGGAATTCAACTCCGGGAACTGCACGACATGGATCAGCTTCGACAGATCCTGCATCGTTTCCAAGGAAGCAGTGATGATCTCCTGGTCGACGCCGCTTTCCAACGCGTCCTGAATCTCAAGCTCCAGAGCATCGCAGACGATGATGATGTCTCGGGACGTTGCCCGAACTCGGCCAAGCAGGAAGCTCCACGCATGATCGAGGAACACCAGCAGAGGAAGACTGCCCTTCAGCGGAGACTGATACCACGGGTCGTCAGAGTGTGGGTAGTAGCCAAGTATCGTACATGGCCATGGGTCGTAGTTCTCGTACAGCGGGATAGGCCAGTCGAGTCTTGCGCGTATCTCAGACTCGACGCCTTCAACGTCCAGCTTCTCGGGGGCCAAGTTCAGCGGGTAGTCCATTCCCGGTACGATAACCAGGAAGGCGTTCTTGATATCCTCCAGAGTCGCCCGTTGTTCCAGCAACTCCTCAGTAGCAGTTGGAAGCTGCATACCCAGCCCGATACGACTGTAGACCTCAAAGTACTCGACAATGTCGCCTTGCTGGTCGTCTTCCGAGTCCTCAGCGTGCTTGTCGCCCCACGTTGCTTGGGCCAAGTGGCTTGCGTACCGTGCCCGAATCAACTTTGCTGGCACACCGTACAGTTCTTCCAGTCGCCAGGCACTAGCTCGACGCTTCCTGCTTACCCATGCTGCCTCACGCATCGTCTGCGAATCAGGATCGACAAGCAGTCCGTCAATGCTATCGTGCTGAATGACGGGCATGATCCCAGAACCGTCTTCGTGGATCGCATGCCAGACTACCTGCATGCCCTTCACCAGCGACTCGGGGAGCCCACGACGAATCTCCTTCGCCAAATGGTACTGGCCCGGCGTGAAGTCGAGGTAGAACGACAGCATGTAGGATCCAAGCTGTTCTGCCATTGGCAACGGCAGCCCAGCCTTCAAGATCGCAGACGGGTTGAATAGTTGGCGAAGCTCCGGTGGCAACTCTGGCCGACGAGGCTTCGCCAGTCTTCGTGGCACCTCGGGGAAGACATACGGCATAATCAACGCTACGTACTCAGCAGCAAGATTACGCCGTACCTTGTGACGTGGCCCATCGGCGTCGTGAAACGCCCTGGGCTCGCCGTCGTCGTAGTCGTTCCCCATATGCAACTGAGAGAAACTCTTTCCCAGAAAGCCCCAGATCCTATCAGCCGAATCTCCGAACCGACGCTTCTTCGTCTTTTCGGCACCCTTCAACTGACGTTCCCAGAGGGTCGTGAGGCTTTTGAGCCAGCTCATTGCATAGCCGCCTTTGCTTTTCGTTCAAGCACTTCGACTCTTTTTGACAGAGCCAGAACCGCTTTCTCAAGTGATTCCATCTGGCCAGCGACTGCCCGCATGGCAATCTCCCGCTTCGACAAGCGGAACACGCCACGGCGCTCTTGGGCGTTGATGATGCCAGGGTTCTCTTTGATGCGAGGATCGCCGACATACCAACAGTCTTCCAGCGGACCTCCACGCCAGTTACCGTCGCCTGTACCGTGGAACCAGATGTCAGCCGACTGACGCTTGGGTGTCACGACGATTCCCCAGTCGGGATTCGTGAACGCAGGATCAGTGCTCACTTCAATCTCGGTGCCAACCCACAACTCGGGCATCACAAATTCACCGAATACGTCGCTCATAGCAAACTCCTAGAGGGGACATTGGAGGGACTAACCGATAGACATCTCGTCGCCATAATTGCCTGAGGAGGACCGACGACGCTGTTTCTTTCTTCGCTTCTCCATCTTCTCAGCCATTGCCTTGCCTGGAGTTTCACGCTTCACAGAGCTATTCGGGAGACGTGGCTCATGGTATCCAGGTCGATAAGACATGGTGTACTCAAGGGTGGTCACCACGTCCTGCGGAACCCTAGTTGATCGCTTTCCAGTCCGTAGGTCGTAATGGGCGTACTTGATTTCCTGCTCTAGTTTAGGACAACAACCCCTGAAAACCTGCAATTTGGGGGTGCCCTCGAATGGACCTGTCCCACGGATCTCAAGGCTACGGCGCACAGTTGTCTCACGAGCAGCGATATTTGGCATGCCCGGATGGAACCCGTCCATAGGCCCAAGGGTTCGGACAACTACCCCAGCTTCACGCAATGCGGCGAAGTATTCTGCTGCGGTTGTCTTAGTCGACAGGCCCATTTGGTGCTGAATTCCAGCCCGATTGTCCATCACCGCTGCTTCGTAGGCGTAGTCAGTCTGCCGATTCTTGACTTCAGCCGACCACGCAGGAAGGTTCGAGGCGTTGATCACCACCTCGTCGTAGACCCACACATGCTGTTCTTCCGGGTCCACAGCGTAGAACAGGGTGGCGCAGTACTTCGTTCCAGGATCGACCGTGAAATACCGAGTCCAGTTCGGGGGTATGGCAAACGCTTCCTGCCCATGAACTCCGTAGACGTTGAACGTGGGATACACCCGCTGCCCTGACAGAGCGAACTTGCCTTCCCAACGCGTCAGACGCTCGTCCTCACTCAAGTCGTTGTAGAACGATTGCTTCTCTGCCTCTGGCACATACGGGTTGTTGACGATAAGGAATAGGAACGCCGCCGCATCCCGATCTCCAGTCTCAGCAGCCTCAACCAGTTCCTGAAGTTGCAGGTTCGTGATCTGCGGAGTTGCGTTCCACCAGAGTCTCGGAACATGCGTGTCAGACATCAACGCCACAGAACCACGTCTGGCTTCTATGTAGAACTGCTCATTGTGCAACTGCTCGTCGAACAGCACTAGGTTATAATGCTCGCCCTTCTGTGGTTTTCCTTCTGACGAACGCCACAGGCTATTCCAGCCTGTGTTGAACTTGACGTAGCGAGGGATCTCTCGACTGGCGTTCTCCCATGACGGCGTCTGATAGCTACGTGTTGGCAGGATCGGAGGAGCGTCCGCCCACTTCTCGCGGTACGCATCGTCATATGGGTCAAGTCTTGTTGGATCGTCTGCGTCGTATCGAACAGCACGCCAGAGGTTCGTGTGCTCGTCACGTATCTTCTTGATCTCACCAGGGCTCGTTAGCTTACGCCACAGGGCACCCAAGTGATCCATGTCCTCTGAAACAATGAGGCCCAGCCCCTTCTGGGGAAACTTGTTGTAGGGATCACAGTTCAGAACTGCTCTAGCTAGTTCAAAAACACCTGTTTCCGTTTTGCCACTATTTTTGTTGATTACGCCCGCCATAAGGTAGTTGGAATACGCATCAACGGTGATATCCCATATCACGTCATCGCGAACAAGCACATAGTCTTCTACTATGACGTGTTCGTCTTCCTCGCACACAAGAGATTCCCCGGAAGCGTAGGCGTCCTCAACAGATACCCACGAACCAGAAACAGTTAGAATCCGATGTTTGAGTGTCGTGACTATCACTTCATCGTTTGACAGGCGTACCCGATACAGAGCACCATGCCCCTTAATGAATGGGCGACTGGCACGCTTGACTTCAATCTCACCAGTCTCTGGATTCAGACTGTATACGTGGAAGTCGCTGTCGATAGAGTCTACCCGGCGTAACTCACCACGAACTGGGTCGTAGATCTCCTGCTCCCCACCAAGGCATCGGTTCGACCCAAAATTTACCCTAGTTTTTGCCATCGACGCATGGAACTCAGCCGCCGGTGGTAGCGGTTGGTACATCTGCAACGTCTCTGCCTTGAGAGACGCAAG